TTGAACATGGCATCCAATACGACCTGGTTGGCTACGTCAAGCATGAGTTGAAGAAACGGATGGGTAGACAATCGGACCTGTTATACCGAGACTTGTTTACCCCCGAGAAAGCCTATCCCATTGGCGAGTTCTCCGATGAGTGGTGCTTTGCGATTGTCCGCCAACACATCGGCTGGTATCCAGCCATCTATGCGCTGAAAGACGGAAAGGGGAAGCGGCTCTTCAATCACAACAATTGCCTGCCGTGCAAGAATGGGGATGTCAAGCACTTGAAAAACGTAAAGGCCCACTTTCCCGAAAAGCACGAAAGAGCAATGGAAACCAGTCGAAAAATTGGCGCTTACTGGGGGCGAGATAAAGCGGGGTTCTACGCTGAATTTGGCCGGGAGCTGGGCCAAGAATCAACCTGTGAAAATTGCCAATGGTGATTGACCACTTCCTACGTACCGTAACCAAACGTCTATGACAACCATTAAATTACCCGGCCACCCCTCGCCCGTCGTCGTGGCGGATATCCTGTACCTCAAGGGGGAAAATAACTACACCCGCTTCTATTTGTCGTCGGGGCAATGGATCCTGGCCAGTCTGAATCTGGGCTACTACGAAGCCCTGCTGACCCGCTTCATTCGTATTCACAAGCAACTGATGGTGAACCCCCAGTACGTGGTGCGCATCGAGCGAATGGGCTACATCGAAGGCACGGTGACCTTGCTGGATACTACGACCTTACCCGTTGCCAAACGCCGGATCCGGTCAACCCTGGCTCATCTGAGACAACGGGCGGGCGATACCCACGCCGAGGTCGTATTTTAGTGTTCCACCGTGCACAGTATGTCTTTTTCTTCTGATAAACGCCGTCCCTGGAAACGGGCGGTTACTGCTCCCGTCGTGAATCCCCATGCTTCCCGGGGCAAGGACACCCAATTCTACCGGCGGGCGCCCTGGCGTACCCTGCGTGCCCGCATCCTAGCCGAGGAACCCTACTGCCGCCACTGCGCCCAGCAGGAAAAGCTCACCGACGCCACGATGGTCGATCACATCATTCCGATTGAGAAAGGGGGCGCTCCGCTGGATGCGGACAACTGCCAACCCCTCTGCAATCGCTGTCATGCCATCAAAAGCGCTAAAGACAAGTAAGCCATTGGTCACCAATCAACGTAGGTATATGCCTGATCAAGACAATCAGCCCCAGGGACCACGCAAAGAAGCGATGTTGTTTCACGACCTGGTCTGTGATTACGAACGCTACCAGGATAGGGATCAGCCCCAGGTAGCTCATGAAAGCCTACGCACCCTGATCGGTGCTATTCGCCGGCATCTGGGCGGAGGTAGTAATTCCCCAATTGGTGGAATTACATACGGGCCAACGTTGCAAGTAGTTGGTGAGTACGTTGCGCCCACCCAGGCTGCTATAACCCTAGCGGGGAGTGATCTGTGGGCTGCTTCCCAGCGTAGTAGCGAAGCGTTCAATGGACTACGAGAACTGTCTAAAGCGGAGCCCTACGCTGGTCCTAGTCTGGAGAAGATTGTGGAAGCAGCCACAAGCCTGAAGACGCCAGAGCTGGGCGTTGGGGATCTGGTGTTTGAGTACGCCGGCTTCAAAGGCAACACGTTCATCATTCAGGCCATCAACGAGGACAAGGTGACCATTCGCTCCTGCCGCAGTATCGCGCAGGGGAAAGGGGAGCCGAATGAGCGCGTCGTCGATAAGACGGATCTGGGATTCTTGCGCAAGGCTGGCGACTTCCCGCCCATCACCGTATCCGAGCGGCCAAAGCGGCTTAGCGTTGACACCAGCCGCGCCGAGATGGGATGATGCAGAAGCTAATCAGCTCCTTCGATCTGGCCTTATTGATTGACTCGCTTGGCTTCATCCTGCTCTACGGACTAACGGGCCTGATCATGAGTGGTCGGGCCTACCGGGTTGCCAAAGGAGAGTTACCTCTGCATGCCTACATCAGCATCGCTACCTACTGGCCCCTTTTTCTGCTTATCCAAGGAATCATCCACCGCCGTAACCAGTAACTCCTCATGAATACACTGCTTACTGATCAAACAACCCGCTTGGCGTTCACCCTTATTCTGATCACTGGGATTCTCTCGGTGATCATCGCATGGCTAACCAGTCGGATGCATCAGCTACTGGCTAGAGTCATCACCGTTGAGGTGGCTACGGCTCAGCTCAACCAGCGGCTCATCCCAGGCCCTAAGCCTGACATTAGCACTACGCCCCAGCTACCAAACGCCTGCGAGCTACGGGTAGCCAACGGCACGCCCATCCTAGTGATGCCTAACGGGGAGATCTTACCCAACCAACTGGACTTAAGCCTGGATCATCCGTTTGAGGGAGGAAAGAAGCACCTGGTTAAAGCAACCGTTTCGATGCTGGTTAACCTGGAAGATTCGATGTGGCTCCCTACACCGTCAACCTCGCGACCGGATCCCCAGGCGCTGAGTCAGTAAGCCCGTCGACTGGCGACGGCCGGCCGCGAGGAGGGGGGTGGGTCAAATCCCAAAACCGACCTTTCCCCTGAACCGTTTGTCCAACCTCACGCGCATCGTGCCAAAATTGTATAGGGGGGTCTATTCTGTTTTCATATGAAAGGACGCAAATCTATTCCGACTGTTATCAAAAAGCTGCAGGGCACCGACCGGGCCAGCCGGACCAATGACGCTGAGCCAACTGTCATGCTATTACATGACGTACCCAAACCGCCCGCCTGGCTCAACAAATACGCTAAGTACGAGTGGGTTACGGTGGCGACCTGGCTGCAAAGCGTGGGGCTGCTGGCCTCTACGGATGAGTCCATCATTGCCGCTTACTGCCAGGAAATGGGCGTCTACCGGGAGTGCCAGGATAAACTCAAAAAGCCCGGGAGCCGGGTTATTCTCACCGATAAAGGCTACGAAATGCCCTCGGCCTGGGTCACCATTGGCAATAAAGCGCTCATGCAGGCCCTCAAAATTGCGACCGAATACGGGCTAACCCCGTCCTCCCGCAGCCGGGTGCAGATGCCAACGGGGGAGGAGAACGACGCCTTTGACGACGCCATGAAATCCGCCTGATGAATACAGTTCGTTCAGCTCAAGCCTACATCGATGATGTGCTGTCGGGGCGCCAGCTGGCCTGTCGCTACGTGCGCCTGGCGGTGCAGCGCCACGTCGACGACCTGGCCACGGCCGACGGGCGGGGTTTCTATTTCGACGAATCGGCCGCAGCCAAAGCCCTGCGCTTCTTTGACTTTGTCAAACACTCCAAGGGCATCCACGCTGGTAAGCCCTTTATTCTTGAGCCATGGCAGGCGTTTATCGTCTACGTGGTCTACGGCTGGAAGAAAACCGACGGCTACCGGCGCTTCAATGAGGCTTACGTGGAGGTGGCCAAGAAAAACGGCAAGACCACGCTGCTCTCGGGCCTGGCCACGATGGCCCTGACCTTCGACAATGAAGCCGGCGCCGAAGTCTACGCGGCTGCTTACACCCGGGATCAGGCCTCTATCTGCTTTGATGAGGCCGTTTCGATGGTGAAAAGCTCACCGGATCTCAGAAAACGGGTGCGTACCCTGGCCCATAACATGAGCGTGACCACGACCCGCTCCAAGTTCCAGGCCGTCTCGCACGATGCTAATAACACCGAAGGGAAAAACGCTCACTTCGTCAGTTTCGATGAGTACCACGTCCACCGTAATGATAAAGTGAAAGAGTCGCTCAAGTCCGGCATGGCCGCCCGGATGCAGCCCCTGTTCTTTATCATCACCACGGCCGGCAGCAACGTGCACGGCCCCTGCTATAGCTACCGCAAGGACTGCGTCAAGGTCCTGGAAGGAAGTATCAAACGGGATCACGTCTTCTGCATCGTTTTCACCCTCGACGAGAAAGACGACTGGAAGGATCCGGCCAACTGGCCCAAGGCGAACCCCAACTGGGGCCAGTCGGTCAACCCGGCCTTCATCGAAGCGGAGATCAAAACGGCCACCGATTCGATAAATTCCACCAAGGAAGCCGACGTCAAGACCAAACACCTCAACATCTGGGTCAAGTCGGGCAAGCGCTGGATTGCCGACGAGACGTGGGCGGGTCTGCCGCTCGAACTGGCACATCCCGGCGAGATCTTCTACGGAGGCCTGGATCTGGCGTCGGTCAACGACTTTACGTCGTATGCGCTGCTGTTCCCCCCGTCGGAGCATTCGGACCGGTTTCGCCTGGCGACAAAGCATTTTATCTCCCGTAAAAACTTTGACGCCCGCCTGGAAGGTGGGTTTGAGGATCTCATCGAGTGGGAACGGGATGGCTGGCTGACGGTGACCGATACGCCCACGACCGATTACCGGGTGGTCAGAGCATCCGTGGAAGCCTCCGCCCTCGATTATTCGCTGCAGTACTGCGCCTTTGACCGGCACAACTCCTCGCAGCTCATCAACGAGCTGACCGAATCGCTGGGCAGTCGCAGCGAGTACATTGACGGGAAAGCGGAGGACTTTACCCTGATGCAGGGCTACAGCATGGCCGTCACCAACGTATCAACCCCCG